ACGAAGTTACATCAGCAAACTATTCAGCTGGTGGAGGTGCACTTGTTAATGCGCCAACTTCTTTAACAGCTGGTGTCGCAAGAGCGGACTTTGTTGATTTGTCATTTCAAAACGTTACTTTGACAGCAAGAGGAGCTTTAATTTACAACACATCATCTGCAACTACTAATTCTGCAGTTTGTGTTCTAGATTTCGGAGCAGATAAAACAGCTACTTCAGGTACGTTTACAGTTCAGTTTCCAGCACCAACATCAACCGCAGCGATTTTAAGAATCTCTGGTTAAATAGGAGGTAACCTCCTATGGCATCAGGAACTTGGAATACTGGCTCTTGGGGTCAAAATCAATGGAATGATAATGCGAATCCAACAGTTATCCCTACAGGGTTTGGTATGTCTGCAGCACTCGGAGACGAGTCAAGCTCAACAGAAATTAATACAGGTTGGGGTAGACAAGAATGGGGTCTTCAAGGTTGGGGTATTGCCGGCACTACTATTCCTACCGGAATTTCAGCAACATTTAGTTTAGGAACTGTTACTACAACAGCTGACGCTAATACAGGTCCATCTACAAACAACAATCAATTATTATCTCTAGGTTTAGGAAGTGTGACAGCTACTGGTTTAGCGGAAGTTACACCAACAGGATTTGCACTTACAAATAATTTAGGAACAGTCGATGCTAGTCCTGATGCGATGCCTACAAGTGTTGCGGCCACTATGGGACTTGGTACTGTTGAAGCATTTAACTTAGCCGGTTGGGGTAGACTTGGTTGGGGAGATAATGATTGGGGTGACGCTGGTAGTTCTGTTCAAGCAGATGTTTCTGGAATTGCAATGACAGCAGCTTTAGGAACTTCAACAGAAGTTAGTGGTGATGCAACTATTGTTGCTAACACTTTAAATGTAGCACAATTAACTTTAGGTGTTGTCGATCCTGCACCTGATGCGGCGGTAACTGGAAACTTCATGATAGGTGCTTTAGGCACTCTTGGAATGCAAGGGGATGTTTCTTCTAGTGTAACAGGTTTTGCATTAAGTGCTGCTTTAGGTAATGAAACAATAGATTTAAATACACCTGTAAATGTTACTGGAAACCCTCTATTAGCAAGGGTTGCTTCAGCATCTGCATTCACAGATGTTACTGCAACTTTCAATGGTTTTGGGTTGACTACAGGAGTAGGAAGTGGTAATGCTCTTATCTGGAACGAAGTAAACACAGGTTCTGCTCCAATAGATCCTCCAGGCTGGAGAGAGGTCGTTGCATAAAGAGTTTGACACTAACTCTTTATTTTAATAAAATAAACGATATAAGGAATTTAATATGGCAAATTCAACATCAGCAAATTTAAAACTTACAGTACAAGCAACTGGGGAAAACTCAGGAACTTGGGGACAAATTACAAATACTAACCTTTTAATTCTAGAACAAGCAATTGGTGGTTTTACTACTTTCAATATAACTAATGCTGCTAGATCTTTAACTTTTACTAATGGTGCAGTATCTAATGGTAAAAATGATGTTATTAAATTAACAGGGACTTTAGCTTCTAATCTTACTGTTAGTATTCCAAATTCAATAGAAAAAACTTACCAAGTTCAAGACGCATGTAATCATGCTGGAAATACTTTAACTTTTAAAACTGCATCTGGAACAGGTGTACTTTTATGTGAAGGAAATAATTACACATTATATTCTGATGGAACTAATGTTGTAAAACTTCATGAACAAAGAAATTGGAGAGTAATATCAGCAGCAGAAACAGTTCAAGCTGGTGCTAAACTTTTAGTAAATACAAATAGTGGAGCAGTGACAGTAACGCTTCCCGCCTCACCTGCTACAGGAGATGAAGTACATTTTGTAGATCAAGGTTATGATTTCAATACTAACGCGTTGACTGTTGGTAGAAACTCTTCTAATATAGCTAATGCAGCATCTGATCTTGTAGTTAATACACAAGGTGCAGCTTTTTCATTAGTTTTTTCTGGAGATGCTACAACAGGATGGACTTACACGGAGAAATAATATGTCAAATTACGAAGCAACAAAATACGATTTTTCAGGAGCAAACCTTACAGGTATCGAAGGAATTCCTACAGCGACTATTGTGCCGTGGTCTTCTGCATCAGTACCAACAGGTTTCTTAGAGTGTAATGGTCAAGCAGTTTCAAGATCAACTTACTCTGCATTATTTGCAATCGTAGGTACAACTTACGGAGCTGGTGATGGTTCATCTACTTTTCTAGTACCAAATTTACAAGATAACGTAGCAGTTGGAAAATCTAACAATAAAGCTTTAGCATCAACGGGCGGAGCAAACACTGTTGCAGTAACAGCTAGTGGTACTATTGCAGGCTCAACAGCCAATGCATCTTTATCAACAGCTCAGTTAGCTTCGCACTCACACACTGGAGCGGTTAATGGATCTAATGGTAATTCAACACCAGGTCCTTTTAATGGTGCAGTAAGGGGTGCTAATACAGGTAGCACAGGTTCTGGTACTGGTCACTCTCACAACATGAGTGCAAATTTTTCAGGTGCAACAGCAAACCCATCTGTATTGCAACCTTATTTAACAATAATTTACGTAATTAAGACTTAGGAGAAAATATGGCAACAAATGCACAATGGACAGTAATCTTTGAAGATAAAATAGTTATCAAACAAAGTGGCGATGCTGCTGGAACTCCATACACAATTTCTGATAATGATTTTTGGGGTTTAGAAAAATGGAATAATATTTGGGCTATTCAATATGGAACATCAAATCCAAGTGATACTGTAGAATACAGGGATGAAACTCCTCATGCTACTTGGGAAGATGCTAATCTAGGCGACTTTCAAGATTTTATTACTAAATGGGATTCAGCTCATTTAGCTCAATTACAATCTAATTGGGACAATGATAATGTTGAAGGCGAAAGCGAAGCAGATAAAATAGCTAGATTAGGTGCTAGACCTACATCATATTCTTCTTAATTATCGTACCATCATCCAAGAAGTAAGTATATATTTTTCACCCGCAAGAGGTGGATTACCTCTGTGTACATAAGGAAAACCCGCAGGCCAAATAACTATTCTACCTTTTTTAGGTTTTACTCTTTTTGAAAAATGCAAAAATTCTGTTTCACCACCTTCATCAACATCATTTAGATAAACAGAAAAAACAAAAGCACGTGGCTCATTATCAAAACCTTTATTATGTTCAATATGCCAAATGTGGTAACCTTGTGTTGGTAAAGTTTTTTGAATTTTTAAACTTGTGTAATGAAAATCAAGTCTGTAAGCCTCATCAGCCCCTGTATTTTTTATATAATGTTTCCAAGCTATATCAAAATTAAATAGCATAGTTCTTAAATCTTCCCACCAAACATTTACATTAGTATGATTTACAAAATATTGTTGGTCTTGTTTTTCTAATACAGAAGCATTTTCACCACTAATTCTATTTATAGTATTTTTAAATTTATTTTGATCTTCAAATAATTTAATAGCTTTGTTACATTCTTCTTCGGTAATGTAATTATCATACACTCCAATAAAATTGGTTATATTAACTGTTTTTTCTTTCATAATTATGCTACTTTCATTATCTATAAAACTGATATATAACACAATTATGGCCTTAAAAAAAGTAGATTTTGCACCTGGTTTTAATAAACAAAGCGTACCTTCGGCTCTTCCTGGACAGTGGGTAGATGGAGATTTTGTACGTTTTAGGTATACTGCTCCTGAAAAAATAGGTGGTTGGGAACAATTGACCGCTGCATCTAAAACATTACCGGGCGCTGCTAGAGCTCAATTAACTTGGACTTCATTAGCAGGCGAACGTTATGCTGCTATTGGAACGTCTCAAGGTTTGTTTTTATATTATGGTAATGATTTTTTTGACATTACTCCATTAGATACAGCTATTACAGGATGTACTATAACGACTGTTAATGGTTCAAATACTGTAACTATAAATAAAGGATCTCATGGTTTAGCTAAAGGAAGGTATGTAACATTATCTGCTGTAACTGTTACAGGTGCTTCAGATTACACACCAACAGAATTACAACAAGTTTATGAAATACTAACTGTCCCTGATGTAGACAAATTTACAATACAAGCTTCTAGAAATGAAGGAGGCTCAGGTATGACTGCAGCCGGTGCTGCAACTGTTAATCCTTATGTTGAAGTAGGTCCTACTTTTCAAACCGCAGGTTATGGATGGGGAACTTCTTCATATGGTGCTTCTACGTGGGGCACAGAAAGTGATACGAGCGATGTAATTTTAGATCCAGGAAATTGGAGTCTTGATAATTTTGGTCAAGTATTAGTTGCAACTATATTTAATGGTAAAACTTTTACGTGGAATGCTGGAGCATCCGGCGCTCGAGGTATTCGAGCATCATTAACTACATCAGGTTTTGCAACAAGTAACAATCCTACAGCCAGCAGATTTACATTGGTTTCTGACCGAGATAGACATTTGTTTCATTTTGGAACAGAAACAACGATTGGTAATTCATTAACTCAAGACCCTATGTTTGTAAGATTTTCTAATCAAGAAGATTTAAATACTTATCTACCAACTGCTACTAACACCGCAGGTACATTTAGATTAGATACAGGTAACAAAATTACTGCGGCTCTTCAAGGTAAAGATTATGTTTTTGTTTTAACAGATAACGCTGCGTACGTAATTCAATTTGTAGGTCCGCCTTTTACTTTTAGTGTTAGACAAGTTGGCACAAACTGTGGATGTATTGGGCAACATGCAGCTTCTTATGTCAATGGCGCTATATATTGGATGTCTAATGAAGGCGGGTTTTTTATGTATGATGGTACTGTTAAAGCCTTACCTTGTTTAGTTGAAGATTTTGTGTTCACAGTTCAAAATGGAAATTTAGGTCTTAATTTTAATTCATCCGATGTAATTTTTTCTTCACCAAATTCTTTATATACTGAAGTAAATTGGTTTTATCCTAAATCAGGATCTGATCAAATTGATAGATGTGTGACTTACAATTATCAAGAAAATGTTTGGACCACTTCATCATTAGATAGAACTACTTACGCTGATCAAGGTGTATTTGTCAAACCTTATGCAACAGATTACGAATCTACAACCACTCCAGTGTTTCCAGATATACTAGGTATTACCAATTTATACGGAGCATCTATATACTACGCTCATGAAGTAGGAAATGATCAGGTTAATAGTTCAGGCAGAAGCTCAATTAATGCTTTTATTAGATCTGGAGATTTTGATATTGATGATGGTGAATTATTTATGTCTATGAGAAGATTTATGCCTGACTATAAATTCTTAGTGGGCAACTCTAAAGTAACGTTATTTATATCAGATTATCCTTCTGACGTTCAATCTGGTTCACCTTTAGGTCCCTTTACAATAACAACCACTACTGATAAAGTAGATACTAGAGCGAGAGGAAGACTACTATCTTTAAAAATAGAAAATGATGCTGCAGGTGAAACTTGGCGTTATGGTAGTTTTAGAATGGATGCTCAACCAGACGGAAGGAGATAACATGCCACTTACTACAAAAGGTAAAAAAATAATGAAATCTATGAAAGACAGATACGGTAAGAAAAAAGGTAAAACTGTATTTTATGCTTCAAAGAATAAAGGCAAAATAAAAGGTGTAGATAAAACTAGAAAATAATGGCTAAACTAACTAACTATATACCTGAACCTAAACAAGAATATGACGTAGAAAATCAAAGACAAATTATTGAGTCAATGACTACAATGAAACAACAACTTAATTTTTCTTTTCAAGAAGATTTAAAAAATGAACAAGACGCTTTTAATTACTTTTTATCATGACAATACAATATAAAAACGCATCTAAGATATTAGACGGAACGGCTATGACAACTCTTTTAACTATATCTACGTCTGCTATAGCTATTGTAAAATCTGTATATGTATCTAATAACAGCACAGGAGCTGTGTTAGTTAATTGTGATTTAAGAGATTCATCTGCTAGTACAGATGTAGAATTTTTTAGAAAAGACATACCTGCTACAAGCACAGTCAACGCTACAGAACAGGGGTTGAATTTAGAAGCAGGAGATGCTATAAAAGCGCAAGCAGAAACAGCTAATAAACTTGAAGTAGTAGTTAGTTATGCGCTTATAAACAGAGAGAATGAAAACGGATAATATACATAAAATAGATTGCACAACAGTAACAATTTATAGAAACACAAAAACAGGCGAAACGTCTAAAGAGAAAGTAGAGGGTCCTGATATTGTAACCGATGTTACAGTTCACGTCTCACCGAAAGGATTAGATGTTTTCCAGAAAGTTATGAATGAAAATAAGAAACCAAAGCCCTAAAGGCGGAACTGAATTACAATTAGGTTTTCTACATCAATACGTAGATAAAAATTTATTAGATCAAGTACAAATTTGTACTAGCGTACCGGGTAAAGTTCCCATTGATCCTAATAAACTTAATGTACTTTGGCAAAAAAATTCTTACGATCAACCTAATTTATATCCGTGGTTTAAAAATAAAGCTAATCATCACAAATATGATTGGTATGTTTTTAATTCTCATTGGAATTATGAAAAATTTAGAATGATGTTTGGTATCCCTACTGAAAAATGTGTGGTTATTAAAAATGGAGTTGAAAAAATAAAACAATCTCCACATTATGAAAAAGGTAAACCTATTAAAATAATTCATCAGAACACGCCCTGGAGAGGATTATCTGTTTTACTTGGTGCAATGCAATTAATTAAAAACCCATTAATTACTTTAGATGTTTATTCTTCATGCGAAGTTTATGGCAAAGATTTTCATGAACAAAATGATTATAACTATAGAGCATTATATGACCAAGCTGAGTCTTTACCTAATGTAAATTACATTGGATATAAACCAAATGAATATATTAGAGAACATTTACCAAATTATAACATGTATGCTTATCCCAGTATCTTTGAAGAGACTTCTTGTATTTCTTTATTAGAAGCAATGTCTGCGGGTTTATATAGTATTGTAACCGATTATGGAGCTTTGTTTGAAACAGGAGCAGAGTTTCCAATGTATATTCCTTATGACAGTAATTATAAAGCGTTAGCAGAAAAGTTTGCCTATGGTATTTCTGCCGCTGCAGAAACTTTACACGAGCCACAGATACATAGTCATTTAACCACTCAAGCTAATTACACTCAGATATATTATTCTTGGCCTAAGCAAGCTGCTTCGTGGAAAACATTTTTAAAAGGAGCTCTTAATGCCAAAGCCAAATGAACCAATATGGTTTAACGTAGATAAAACCGAAACAGCAAATAATGATACCTATCAAACAATTAAAACCAATAAGGTAGAAAATAAAATGGTAGAAATAAACTTAGGTACTTCACCTCACAAGATAATGGTATGCACTCCTTGTCATAGTGATGTTAGTATGCATTACTGTCAAGCTGTGTTAAAGTTTCAAATGGCGTGTTCTAAAGAAGGAATACAATGTAGTTTTACATTACTTAAATCATCCCTAGTTACACAAGGTAGAAACTTATGTGTAGCAGAATTTTTAAATCACGAAGATAAATATACTCATTTATTATTTATAGACTCTGACATTGATTTTGATCACAAGCCTATTTTTAAAATGTTAGAGTTTAATAAAGATATAATTAGCTTACCTTATCCTATGAAACTTTTAAGTTGGGATAAAATATGGCGAAGACTTAACACTAAAGAAGATGCTATCAGTAATGAAAAAGACTTGGCTACAGCAGGTTTTACTTTTCCTGTTAAAGTAGAGGACCCTAATTCAATAACCGTGGACAAAGGATTAATGGAGCTCACTCATGCCCCAACTGGATGTATGTTGATTAAAAGAAATGTATTTGAGAAAATGATTAAAGAATATCCTCATTTAGAAATATATCAGCCTACTAATATTAATGGTAAAGAGGTTAAAAAAGATAATATGTACAATTTATTTGACACCTTACATGACCCTAAAACTAAGAGATATTTTGGAGAAGACTTTGGATTCTGTCAAAGATGGACGGATATAGGTGGTAAGGTATACGCTTACATAGATGCTCCTATAACTCACGTTGGAGAGTATTGTTATAAGGGTCGATTTAGAGATGATTTATGGCAAGCAGGAAGACCTGTCAAACCTGTTGACGACACTAAAAAAATCAAATAAAGTATCATATTTACAGGATTTCTACGCCTGCTTAACAGTATAAATATATTTAAATTATGGCGATATCTAGATCTTTAATGAACAGACAATTACGAGCAGACGGTGGGATAATGCAAGTTGCACCCAGAGAAAAGTTTGGCTTAGGTAGTAAGCTTAAAAAGTTTGTTAGAAAAATTATACCCAATGAAGTAGCAGATATAGCAGTCAAAGCTGCTCCTTTTGTTGCACCCTTTAACCCGGCCGTTGCAGCAGCAATGTCAGGTCTTGGTACTTTTGATCAAACAGGAAGTATTGGAAAATCTTTAAAAGGTGCAGGAATGAATTATGCAGGAGGACAAGCTGCTAGATATTTAGGTGGAGCAGGATTTCAAGGTAATCCTTTTGGCGATGGTGGAGCTTTTACAGGCAGTGGATTTACAAGTGGATTTAGTTCTCCTTTAGGTAGTGACACTGGTCTTGGTAAATTCTTCTCGAACCGAGGAACTGAAGGTGTTCAAGGAATTGACATGGCAACAGGTGGCGCAGATGGTGTGGGAGTAATACAGGATGCTCCAACAAAAGCGTTAGCTAGTGAATTATCGTATGTTCCTGAAGCAAGTATTGATATGGTTACAGGTGGAGCTGATGGTGTTGGAATAATACAAGACTCTTTTATAAATAAAACTACAGTAGCCAAAGAACCTGGATTTTTAAAAAATTTATTTGATGGCATTAGTAATCAAGATTACGGTAAAGTAGGTAATACTATTTTAGATGGAGCTAAAAAATTTGGTAAGGCTATGTTTACAAATAAAGATGGTTCTATAGATAAAGCAGCAGTAATGGGAGCAATAACTTTTGCAACCTCATACGCAGAAGCTTTAGCTTTAGCTAATGATGCAGGTGTTGAGCTAACTGAAGAAGAATATAACGAAGCTAGAAAAGACGAAAAAAAAGCAGAGTACGCAGGTTACTTAACTAATTTTTTTGCGGGTAAAAAAGATGGTGGCAGAATAGGATTCGAGTCTGGTGCTAATGAAATGATAAAAACACAATTACTGGAGGAGATCATGCCTGACACAAGCACAGAAGACATGATAATGATTATGACAGAGGATGGACCAAAGATGATTAAGAGATCAGACTTTGAAGCAATGCCTGGAATGTTTAGAGATACAACTACAAGCGCTTATGGAGATGCAGGTAGAGGAAGACCTGTTCCAGAATTTGCTAAAGGTGGAAGAATAGGATTTAGTAACGGCACTGGTGGAAAAACTCTTTTTGGTGATATAGCAGAAATTGATATAGGAAAATCACTTAAAGATAGTAGTAAAAGTTTAATTAATATGTTTTCACCTTCTGAAATTATGAGAATATTATCTGAAGCTGGAGAAGGTTTTAAACAAATTTATTTTAATTTAAAATCAGATTCTGAAAAAGAAAATTTATTAAAAACAATAATGGGTGATGGTTATGAACAAAAAGCTAACGGTGGAAGAATAGGATTTAAGTTTGGTACTAAACCAAAACAAGCAGAAATAGGTATTATGTCAATCGACGTTGAATCAGGTGATGACGAAGACGAAGAAGATATGATGATGGCAGGAATTACATTTAGTAGACCTGAGAAATCATATTTGTTTAGAAGACTAGGTGGATCTGGTGGAGCAGATAGATCTTATACTATGCCTAACTTATATAGAATATTAAATAACCCTAATAAGTATCCAGAGGATGCAGCCATACTAAAAGAGATTGCTATCATGGGTCTTGGTGAAGGACAAAAAGACGGCGGTAGAATAGGTTACAAAAAAGGTGCTAACAGAGTATCAGAACTATTAATCTTAAGAGATGGTATATTAGCAAAAGATGCTAATGCAGATGTATCTGACATTGAAGCAGAGATATTTCAACTAACAGGTAAAACATTTAAATCAGTTGGTGGTATAAGTGATGTACCAACAGGCAAGATAAGAAAAAATAATGCTGGTGTAGTTGAAAGAGACTACAGAGATGAAGGTGGTTTTGTACCAGTTGGTATTAAAGAAAGAGCTGACGATGTACCTGCCATGTTATCTAAAAATGAATTTGTAATGACTGCTGATGCTGTACGTGGTATTGGTAATGGCAGCGTTGAAGAAGGATCTAAAAAATTATACAACACAATGAAAAAAGCAGAACAAGTAGGTAAAGCATAATGGCTGATTCAACTACATATACTAGACGAGCCCCTTATATAGAAGGTGCTCAAGAAAATTATATAGATTTATTAACGCAACAAGTTGGTAAAGCTCCAGGCTCTCAAATTACAGACGCCGACGGCAATGTTATCGGTACTGTACCTACCTTAGCTCAACTTGGACCACAGGTTGCAGGTCAAAACGTTTTAACTCAAGCTGCTCAACAACAGGCAGCAACTCAAGCAGGATTAGGTCAATTAACTTTTGGAGCAGAAGGAGATGTTACAGGTGTTGGAACAGGAACTGGAGTTGCAGGCTATCAGCCATTCTTAGATCAAGCACAACAATACCAAACAGCTGCTGCAGGATTAAGTGGTCCACAAGCGTACCAACAATTTATGTCACCTTATCAACAACAAGTAATTGATACAACTCTTGCAGAATTTGATACCCAGACTGCACAAGGCGTGCCACAACTAGCAGCCAATGCTATTCAAGCAGGGGCTTTTGGTGGTGGTAGAGAAGGTGTGGCCCAAGCTCAGTATGCATCAGACGCTGCTGCAAAAAGAGCGGCCCTACAAGCACAGTTATTAGGTCAAGGATTTACTCAAGCGAATCAATTAGCTGGTCAAGCTTTTGCGCAACAACAGAACTTAGGCGAGTTTTCAAAAAACTTAGCATCATTACAACCATCATTAGCGGCTTCAGGTGTTCAACAATTAGGTGCAGCAGGTACAGGAAACTTGGCTTACCAACAAGCTTTACTAGATGCACAACAACAACAAGCACAACTAGCGTACAACGAACCATTAAGTAGACTTAATGCTTTTGGATCAGGGATAGCTGCTCAAGTAAGTGGAGCACCAACGACTACAACTACCACTACTTTAGGTGGCCCAGGATCCGTTGGACCGTTATCACAAGCGTTATCTGCAGGATTAAGTGCTTATGGCTTAGGTAGTATTTTTGGAGGAAATTAATGAATTTAAAAAGACCATCATTTAGAAGAGGCGGATCAACTGGTATAGGACAACTGAGTTCTAATAGACAAATGTATGCCGGTGGTGGAAACATCGGTGGTGGAATAATTACAGGATCTAATTTAGGATCTAGAACAGGATTTTCTGTACTTGATATTATAAGTGGAAACATGGCAGAAGAACTTACAGGTGGTTCTAATGTATCTAAGAAACCAGTAAAAGTACCTACTGGAGGTCTTAAAAAAGGAAACATAGGTTCTCGTTTATTAACTCAGCTTCGTAATCTTAGTGTTCCATCAGCTAGTACAACAGGACTAATGTCTCTTCCTTTTGTAGGACCAGCAGCTATAGCTTATGCAAACAGACCTAAAACTTTAGCAGAAAAAAAAGTAATGCAGGATTACGGTGTGCTGGATGAGACATTCGGTGTAGCAGAAGATTATGAAAAATATGATGCAGATAGAAAAGCAGCTTCTCAAATAGGAGACGAAATTAGTTTTACTGATGCTTTATTAATGGATCCTGAAACAGGAAAATATCCAAGAATTTTTGGAAGAACAGAAGACAGAGAACCAGAAGAAAAATTATTTGGTGAAGAAGCGGGTTTTTTACCTAACGCAGGACCTAAAGAAGTAAATATGGAAGAGATTGTTGATACAGTCGTTGCAGAAAAGAAAACAGATACAGATGACGATCAACCTAAAGAAAAAACATTTGATAGTATTTATGAAGAAGAAAAATCTAAACTAGAAAAATTATTAGGTGACGATGATGATAGAGGTATGGCAGCTATTGCTTTATCTGAAGCGATCGGCACACCTGGAACTATTGCAGACAAAGCTGCAGTCCTAAACAAATCGCTACTAGGTATTATGAAAGGTAAGAAAAAAGATAGAAAAGATATTGCTAAGTTAGCGTACACTGCAACTAAAGAAATAGAGAAAGCTAAAATTGCTGCAGGCAAAGAAGGTTTTAGTGAAAAACAATTTAACAAATTATCTAGACTACAGAGAATTGTAAATGATAAAACTGGAAGTTATAGTGATGCAGAGAAAACAGCAGCTCAAGCCGAAATAAATATTACTAAAGAAATAATTAATACTATTGGTGGTAAAAAAGGAACAGAAGGTTTAACTACTGCAGATTTAAAAGTTTTAGGAAACATTGATGGTTTAGTAAAAGAAATTAAGAGACATGAAGGAAAAAATGATGACAAGTACAAAGCAGCGTTAGCAAAATTTGCAAGAGCTAAAGCAGCACTACAAGGACTGTCTCAGTTTGATAGTGCTATTGCTATAGCAGAAGCAGAAATAGGTGGAACTTTATTTAAAAAAGATGGTGGTAGAATTAAAAAACAATTAGGTGGTGGTACAGAAACAACTGCTATGGAAGTATCGGAAACAGTAGGTCAAGGCGAAACACCAACGGCTCAAGTACAACAATTATCTTTTAGTGAATTAAGAAACAGACTACCAAAAGAAATTACTGATGATGTAATTAGATTATTATCTAACAGTAATGAAGCTTTACAGGACTTTGCTTATATTAGAACCCAAGGTGATGTATCAAAGTTTAATACAAAATACGGGGTGACTTTAGTATTACCAGCACAAACGGCATAGGAGGTTAAATGGCTGAACAAGACGACAGTATATTTGGCGGTCTTTTCTCTGAACCTGCAGAAAATATTCAACCAGAAACAGTTGGCGCTTTAGATTATCTTACTGATATTCCAGTAGGTGCAATCAAAGGGGTTAGTCAAGCTGTTCAAGGTCTACTTCAATTAGGTGCAATGCCTATTGATTATTTAGCAGATACAAATTTAATTACTGCAATTGATAATATTTTTGAAAAGATAACTCCTGAAACAGATACCGCTGTTGGAGATATTACTTCTATCTTAGGACAGTTTGCATTACCTGCAGGTGCCGCAGTTAAAATTGCTAATGGTGTTTTAAAATTAAATAAAGCAAGTCAAATTGTAAAACTAAACAGTCTTCCAACTATTGGTGCTAAAAGTGCAGAGCTTGCAAAACGTGCAGGATATTATGGAAGCATTGGTGGTATTACAGACTTTGCAGTATCGACGCCTGGCGATCTTACTACTCTTAGTGAAACAATGGGATTTGGTGAAGCTTATAAAGGTGATGAGCTTGAAGGATCTGCTAAGGCTGCAGAATTTTTTAAAGAGAAAATTAGATTTGGTGCAGAAGGAGCTGTGCTAGGTGGTGGTATTACTGCTGCATTACCAGTAGCAGGAACACTAGGTCTTAAATATGGTTTAATGCCTGCAGGAAAATATATAGTCAAACCTGTAGGAGGCGCTGCGTTAAGAGCGGTTGATTACACAATATTTAATCCGTTGAGTAAATTAATTGGTAGTGAGACTGTAGGAGCTGGAGCAAGAACTACTGCTGAATTTTTAGGAAATCAAACAACTAAATTAAGAAAAGGATTAGGTATACCCGATCCAAAAGATTGGAAGTTTTATTCTACAGATGCAAACGCACCATTAAAAGAAAGATTACTTAAAAAATTAGACAATGTTAAAAATGCATTTAAATCTGACGGACCCATAAGTATTAGTCAAGCAGAAGATTTAAGAACGTACGAGAACTTAGTTCAAAAAGATGAAAAAGGTTTGGTTAAAATAATGAATCAAATTGATGATCAATTTAAAGAAATAGCAAAAGGTGCTGACTTATTGGAGGTACCTAAATATTTACAAACACCAGGACTAAAATATCCTAAACCAATTACTGCTGTAGATGATGCGATGTATTTAAAAAATAATGACACTCTATATAATTACATTCAAGCTAGAAGAGTCAGAACTACTATCGATGGTAAACCTTTATATAAAGATTCAGATGAGGCATTGCAGTTTTTAAACCAACTACCTAAAAATACACAGAAAAATGCTAAAGTATTAAAAGAAAAAATAAATGAACTAGGTTTAAAGTATGGTAAACTTTTATCAGAAAATACAGACGAAGCGTTAGCGGATCTTGGAGCAACTATTGTAGCAAACGGTGGAGCTTATCTAAAACAAGTTTACAGTGTGATGAAAAACAAAGCTTATCAGTTTGACCCACAAAAAGTAGCAGGTGCTAAAGATTTTTTTATTAAAAATACAATACCTAAACTAGAAGCAGAAACTCCAGAATTAATAACCGATTTAATGCAGAGTAAAAACATAACTAGAAAAGAAGCTATAGAATTATCGGCAGATAACACGATGGCTCAATTACAAAAATCTTTAATTGAAAGTAATAGAAGTCCTGAGACTTTATTTAAATTAGTAGGTGATACTTTTAGAATAGGTAAAAAAGGCCAGCTGTTAGATATAACTAAAAAAGTAATTCAAGAAGGTAAAGAAGTTGAAGTGTTTACTTCAACAGGAAAGTTATTAAAAGCTGGTGGAGACATGCCGACTATTATGAAAAAGGTTATGGACGATGAAGGTTTATCTAAAGTACAAGGTGCTTTCTTAGAACCATTAAAAGATTATAGAGCTGCTGTAACAGATACTTTTTTACAAACAGCTAAACAAGTTTATAAAAAAGAATTCTTTGATAAATTTGCAGACAATGCATTGCAAAATGGTTATGCTTTTAGATCTGTGCAAGAAGCAATTAACAAAGGTATTCCAAATGCAAATAACCTAACAGCAGTGACAGCGGATCTTGCACCTGGTAGTAAAACAT